TGTTGAGGTTGAGATGGTCCTCGACGATCTGAAGCTGGTTAGGTCCAGCCTTCTCGACGTTGTCGATGAACATGTCGAACAGGTAGGGGTTGGACTTGTTCTGGACGATGACCTTCACGATCTTCTTGCTGAAGGACGCGTAGTCGTAGTTGGTGATGAAGTCGATGGAGAACTTGGTGTCCTCGTCGTTGTACCAGATCTTCTTGAACACCGTGTAGGGGTTGCGGACGAAGCCGATGTTCCTGGTGTTGGTGTCGAGAATGTGGAACCCACGGTCGTCGTCGAAGTCTGACCACGTGAACTCGCTGTGGCTTCCTAGATAGTTGATGTTGCCGGTAGTAGACTTGTGATGGAAGTGACCGGAGCATACCATGTCGAACTTGTCGAACATCGACGCGTCCTCGCCGTGCGTGCTGATGCTGCCCCTGAACATCTCGAAGCCGTTGAGCTCGAGATGTCCTAGGGCGATCGGGGCGCTTGACTTCTTGATCATGTCGATTGAGTGCTCGCGGTTGTCCGCTGTGATCCATGGGATGAACAGCATCTTGGAGTCGCCGATGGTGACCTCCTCGGCGCGCTCGTAACGCTTGACCTCGCCGTACAGCTCGGCGATGGCGTTGACGTCGTTGGTGTTCTTGTAGTAGACGTCGTGGTTGCCGAGGATCAGGTGGAAGTCGATGCCGCGGTCCTTGATCGGCTGCATGAAGTCTTCCCTGAGACGCTTAGCCGTCAAGAAGTTTATGTACTTTCTGCGGTCGACTAGGTCGCCTAGGTGGATGACCGTGTCGATCTTCTCTGCGTCGATGAGTGGAAAGAAGACGTTGTCGAGGAACTGCTTGGTGTAGTCGTAGAAGATCGCGTTGTCGTTGCGGACTCCCCAGTGAGTATCTGTGATCAAAGCTATACGCATGAATAACCTTTACAATTATCAAAGTGGAATCTTTTCATAGCGGGTTTACCTCCAGACTTACCACAGATTGGACATATTACAATTGCTTTTGGTTCTTTACTAGCAGATTCAGACATTCTTTTCTTTGTAACTTATGTTTTAGATGTTTCTATCAGTTATCAGCGCTATCTTCATTTACGAGCTCTTCAGTTGGTTCCAGGAACTTCTCAATACCGGTCTTGACACGCTTCTTACTCTTGGTAAGCTTCGACTCGAAGTTTCGAATGATGTCGTCCGAGTAGTGGTTGTGCTTAGACTGGATCGTATGGGACCCACCGTCTACTCCAGAGTCCCACAGCTCGTCCATGATGCCGGAGTTCTCAAAGTTCTTGTGCTTGATATATGACTGCTTCTTCTCCTTGGTGATCCTTCGAATGAAGGCGTTCCATGCGATCTGAGTGAAGTAGGCGAATGGGTTGGTAGACCGCTCGGGGTTGAAGTTATCGACCGAGGCGAGACAGTTCTCGATGCCGTCTGCGATCATCTCGTCGCGGTATGAGTAGCTCATGAAGTTCGGCTTGGTGGACAGCTTGTTGCAGATCATCATGAGGCACTCGCCGACGTACCTAGGTACCTGCGGCTTGCCCTTGCCCGCCTCGTCGGCTGCCTTGCAGTCGGCCTTGTACTTGACCATCGCCTCGAAGAAGTCTCGATTGTTGACGTAGTGCCTCTTGGCCCTCGGCTTAGATATCATGCTTTAATTCCCACGCTGTACACCTTGTAGTTAAACTTCTCTTCATTGTAGATCTTTACGCGCTCGACGAAGTGCAGCAGTGTGAAGTTCTTGCGACTCTTCCACGTCAGGTCGTCGGCGATGTCGTACAGTGTGACAGACGACTTGGTCTCGGACTTACGAAGCCCGCGGCCGATGGACTGGAGGTTCCTCACCCGTGACTTCGAAGGACTAGCGAATACAACGTTATGCAGATTACGAATATTAACTCCGGTACTAAAAGTCCCGTAGCTAGCGACCACAATAGCGGACTTCTCTGACTCAACGATTCTACGAATCTCTTCACGTGCTTCTGCATCTACGGCTCCTGAAACGAAGAAGACTGGTCTGTCACCTGCCTCATTCTTGATATCATTATACAATACTTTTCCGTGTTTGTCAACATACTGGAACAACAAAAGTGTGTTCCCCTCTAGAGACAAGAGGAGGTTCCGAATGAACTTATTTCTGGCCCGACAGTTGACTAGGTAGTCCATCTCGTTCTTGTAGTCGGCCTTGGTCATGGCCTTGCGGATGTCGTCGGGGTACTTCAGGACTATCGCCTTGATGGTCAGCTCCGCGATGGTTCCCTTCTCGATGAGCTCTGCGGTGGTTGTGACCTTCCTGACTGGGCCGAAGAGACCCTCCAGTACCAGCTTATGCGTCTGGGTACCGTCGAGGGTACCCGTGAAGCCGAACCTGAACGCGCAGTCGGTGAGCTTGGACATGATCGACTGCATGGACTTGGCCTTGAACAGGTGGGCCTCGTCGCCGATCACGACGTCAAACTGGTCAAAGTAACCCTTAGGAAGTTTGTATATGCTCTGCCAAGTCGAGATGGTGACTGGCCTGTCTGTATGTTTATCTTGTCCACCGAAGATACGATGGACGTTAGCATCAGAGTCGAAGCCATAGTCAGCAAAATCACTGGCAAGCTGACTAACAAGAGAAGTAGTTGGTACGATAATAAGAGTCTTTGCACTGTAGTACCTCATGATCAGGTAGATGATGAACGACTTGCCGGAGGCTGTAGGAGAGAGGAGAAGCGACCTCTTGTTCCTGACGGCGTGCACGAAGGCGTCTAGCTGGTAGTCCCTCGGCCTCATCTTGGGCCCGAGCTTCTCTATGAAGTCGTGAGCCTCCTTGAGAGAGAACTCTTCAGGCTCGTACTCTACCGCGTCGAGCTCGAACTCGTAGTCTCGATCCTTGCAGAACTTCTCGACGTAGGTGATGAGTCCCACGTACAGTAGGCAGGACATGACGTTGAAGAGACGGACCTTGCCGTCCCACATCTTGTTCCTGTATGCCGGCATGAACTTGGCGCCGGGGACGTCGAAGGTGAAGTAGTCATTGAGCTCATAGGCCACCCCCGGATCACACCTCACTTTCATGTGAGTCTGGTCGTGGTACTCGATCTTGACTACTTCACTCATCTATGCCCCATTAGTAAACCTATGCCAGTCGATGGCGTTCTTGATAGCGTACCCTCTATTTAGCAGCGACTTAATAGCGCTCTCTAGGTACTCTACCTTCTCCTGCTGGTAACCGACCTTGAGGCTTAGCTCGATGAGGTGGGGGTCTGCCTCCATGTACATGGGTACGTCTGCCTTGAGTATGAGACCTCGAGCAGGCAGCTCCCATCCACGATCACGTGACTCCTGACTAGGACCCTGTGTATAGAACTCATGCTTCTCGAGCTTGAGTACCTTGAACTCTGACTCTAGCTTCTTGAGCCTGAGTCGTTCCTGTGAGTACATCTTATAGTACTTACTATGAAGCTGAGGGATCCTTAGACTCTCCTCAGCCAGCTCTGTCCTGTCGATGTCACAGTCCTTGGACCACATCTCCATGATCTCATCCAACGTCATACTGACTCCATACTGTTATTGTTTTGATATATCTATTATACACCAGTAGGAGATTTTGTCAATACAATTTATTGATCTTATATGAAGTATATTTGAAGGTGACGGTGGTTGACAGATACTCGACATCGGTCCTGGTCGTGTCGAAGTTCAGTCCATCCAATGAGATTGGGAAAGCATCGACGTAGGTGATGGAGTAGTTCGGGTTCTTTGCTGATGTTAAGATGATGAGGTCGAGGTCGGACTTGATACCGCCTCCGAGCAGGGGTGACTCACCGTTTAAAGCGGTGTACTCATCAAATGAATCTGGCTTGCCGAGACCGATGAGCCAGTTGTAGATCTCGAGATAGTTCTGAAGGTTCTCGTCTACCTTGTACGATATGACGAGCGGGTCGTAGTCGACGTGCTCACCTGAGTAGGGGACGCGGACGAACGGGTTGCTGACCATAGTAGGCTGAATAGCGATGCCTGGAATCTTGGCTTCCTGTAGGAAGAAGTTCAGGTTAGGAGCTCGCCTGATCTTAAACGTAAAGTTTAGAGGCGATAGGAAATTCGGGTTGCTAGGCGTATCGTTTAAGCTTGACATAGTATACCTCCACTGTCTGTATTTATCTCATAAAAAAAGGGAGCCAGAGGCCCCCAGTCTCGACAGGTTATTCCTGCTCTTACTGTTATTTATTCAGAGTCATCCCTTTACTGATATTAGTCCTGTGCTCTTCTGTAAAGGTCTTACCTGCCCATGCACCGACCCTACCCATACCTGCCTGTCCAATCTTTCTCTTGTGCTCTTCTGATAGAGTCTTTCCGAGCTTAGCTTCCCTGAGCTTCTGTCGGTGCTCCTCGGTGAACTTTCTACCGCGATTGGCATTCCCTATCTTAGCCTTGGTCTCTTCCGAGCAGGGACCAGTAGACTTGCCTTTCTTAGAGGCTGAGATCTTTTCGCCAATCGTTAAAGATGCATCAACATTTGACCACCAATGGTTTTGTGTTCCCAATTTAATGTTATAATATCTTACATTTTTTCTAGATTCATTCGTTGAGTTTTTTGGCATAGTTTTATCGGGATCAATCATACTCAACCAGCGCTCTTCTTCAATTAGAAGATCTTTTTTATTGGTGTAGATTTTTTTAATAATTCTTCTCTTAAAATCTTCTTTTCGTCTATTATAAGATTGTCTCATCATTCTAGATGAGCAGATATATCCATCATCTTCAGTTCCCCAATGAGAACCTATATAGTAGCGCTTGTACTTCCGATCAAACCATATATAAACAAAACCGTACTTTTCTTTTGACATAGCTGTATCTCTTTCCAGATATAGAGTCCGTAGGAACGGCCATTCCGTGACGGACAATAAAAAACCGGGGACTTTTGATCCCCGGTTTATTTATCTTATCTTTGCCACAAAAACTGTGACAAATATGATACCTCACATTAGATTATTTACAATCACCTTGCGGTAGTAGTAGTTGCTGTTGACGTTCAGCGTACCGTTACCCTTTGTGAGGCCCTGTGCGAATGGGTTCGCGACGACGCCGTAACGTGTCTTGAAGCCAATCTTAGGCTGGAAGGTACCCTGATCAACTGCACGAACCATCTGGAGTGGAACGTATGGGCAGTAGAAGAGACCTGCGTCGAATGCAGACGAACCCTTATAGCCGACGGTGAGGTAGTTACCACCGGTTGCATATGGGTCGATGTAGACGCGGAGGCGGCCGTTGAGAACACCAGCGAAGGTATTGCCGGTATCATCGACCTGTAGGTTGTTGCTGTTGAGAGCAGGTGCGTAGTCGAGAACACCAGCCATCTGAAGAGCAGACGCGACGTCTGAAGAGCAGATGACGATGTTACCCTTGCCGCGACGAGTCGTCTTAGCAATCTGGTTAGCTTCGCGCTCAAGCTGGAACATAAGACCCTTGAACTTCTCAACCGACCAACGACCGTTTGAGTCGGTGTCAAGATCGAAGATACCAGCAGTTGTGGTATTGTCCTGTGCACCAACAACACCCGAGATGTTGATTGAGCGGATGATTTCGCGGTTGATTTCTGCGAGGATCTCAGCCGAGAGGATGTTCGAGAGCTCGGTCTCAGCGTCAAGGCCGTGAATTGCCTTGAGGTCCTGAGCGAGTTCCATGGTGTACTCTGCCTTGAGGGCGCGAGTCTGAGCGGTGACGGTGACCTTCTCGATCGAGAATGCCATCTGAGCGAACGCAGCGTTTGAGTCTGAGCCGAGAGCTTCGCCCTGTGCCGTTGACATGCCGAACGCGTCGTTGTAGAAGCCAGAACCACCGATTGCGTTACCAGCGTTGGTCATCGCAGTGGTGTTGCTGTTTCCTGGGATCGATCCAGCTGGACCGTTACCAGCAGCCTGACCGAAGGTGCTGTTACCAGCAGTGACTGACGAGAAGGCGGTGTTGACTTCGTTGTAGAAGGTTTCTGCGCCGGTCTGGTAGTTCGTGCTGTTTGCGTAGCGTGAACGCATCGCGAAGATGAGTCCGGTAGGACCAGTCATTGGCTGAACGCCGCAGACGTCGTATGCCATAAGGTTAGGCATTGCACGGCGAACGAGCGAGATGAGGACTGGGTCGAAGGTGTCGATACCACCAGCGCCAGCTGTTGAGCTTGAAGAGCCCATGTAGTTGGCAGGAATACCTGAAGCGGT